TATCGGAATAAGACTGCCGAGGAACAGCGTCGGGATTTGGACACTTTCAGCGAAGGTTATGATAAGGGCGATGAAGTCAGCCTTCATTCGCAGACCGAACAAGAGAAACGGAGTGCACTGAAATGAAAATGTTTAAAGAAGGTGACCGAGTGCGGTGTATAGAATGTAAAAGTATTGTACCTGTGGGGGCGACAGGAACAGTACTGGAGAGCGAACGTTATATGCCCTATGTCGAATGGGACAACTTTTATAATGGGCACTGTGGTCCATTTAACGATGGCAGACAAACAGTTTGGGCTGTACACTCAGAAGAAATAACTCTAATCGAGGTTCGTGATGGCGAAGAAAATTGAAGCATACCAATCCATCAGTGGCGATGTATACGATACGAAAAAGGAAGCTGAAGTAGATGATATCGCCAGTTATTTTCATGACAACGGTGATAGATGCATTCAGATGTCATCGATACATTTCATCTGGGAGAACCGAGAAAAACTGATCAAAATGTTACAGCAGTTTGGAGAATAACATGGCTGAGAAACAAGAATTTGTTAGGTCTACTTATCTTGGCGACGGCGTGTATGCATCATTCGATGGATACCACATATGGTTAAAAACTGAAGGGTCATGGAACAAACAAGAAATTGCGCTGGAACCTTCGGTGATAAAGGCTCTGAACGAATATAACAAGCAGGTGGAGGAGGCCGTCGAGAAACTACGAGAACGACACAAAAGTAAGTAGGTATTGTGTCCACAGGTCAGATATGGTATACTATAGATGGGCATAGGAGACTGACAAGATGAACGCTCTGAAAGAGTCTATTGAGCACTGGGAAAAAAATCTCACTGCTGTATCGATCACTGAAGTTGATGTGAGTGGACAATCTTGTGCTCTTTGTGAGAAATATTTTAATTCACCTAAGGGAAGGTGTTGCGGTTGCCCTGTTGCCCTGCGTACAAAGGCAACGTTGTGTTCAGGTACTCCTTATATGGATGCCTTTGACGCTTATATAAAATGGGCCAGTTTTGTAAAATCAAAATTACATGGCCTACCCGGTCACGGTTCCGTTGAGAAATACCGGGATGAATTCCGAGTTCACGCCAAGGCCGAGGTAGAATTTCTCAGAAGTCTGGAGAATTAACATGAATGAAAAACTAAACGAATTGTATCGGAAAGAAGGGTGGGGCGTGTTGGCTGAAAACGCCCTAGACATCGAACCGGCAGACGTCGAAAGCGCGGCGCGTCGTGTGGCCCGATACGTTTGTGAGCCGTCCTGTCCGTTCTGCCGATGTGGCGACTTGGAGCAGAGGCACATTGTCACTTCTATGGCCGAAGGCAATGTGCCGAAAAAAGTGATCCAGTGTACGAATTGTAAGGCACGCGGACCCGAAGCCAACGACATGGATGATGCCATTAGGGGGTGGAATACCAGGGTATGAAAGAGCCAAAAATAGAAGCAAGCGACGTGATCCGGGTTTTGTTGCCAGCGCATAAAATCCCTGAAGGTGCCACTGTTACCAAGAGATCAGGGGACAAGCTATACACGCTGCGTCGCGAGTTGCTGCTTTATACCAATGAAGGTAAGAACGTGTTGGCAAGCGGATGTTTTCTTTGTGATAACGTGGGCAACGCTAACCAAGTTGACAGTGAACTTGAGCTGCATTGGGTACTGACGACCAACGAATTACTCGAGAAGCTGCAATACGACTGGGGGGAAAATGACGAACAATAAAACAGCAATGGTTGTCTTTTTCGAAAGAGTAATTAAAGTCATAAAGGAACACAGGAGAGAGACATGGATATGAGCAAGGCAGAAAAATTCACGCTGCAATATCACAGCGCCAACCCGAATATGTGTCGCATCCCTGAACTGAAGATCAAACAGCTTCATGAGTGCGAAGGTGGCGGCTGGTACATGCGGCGTGAACAGGCGGAAGAAATTGTCGCCGCCGTCAACGCCTATGACCCCAAGCGCGATGCTGTTCCCGTATCATGGCGATTGGTGAACGGCAGTGACGATACTATCGCTTGGTATAGCAGTGAAAGTGCAGCCATCGCGGAGAAAGGTTCGTATTGGCCATCTGCCCGTATTGAGCCCCTTTACACAAAGCCGTTCGCACAAAGGCATAATGCTGCGTTCGAGGCGATGCGGGAGGCGTTGATGATTATAGCCGGCAAAAGACAGTGCCTAGACAATCTTATGGGCAATGTGGATGTAGCACTAGCCGCCCTCGCCCTAGCTAATGGGGAGGGCTGAGCGATGAGCCTTCACGAAAGCTTTGGTATAGTTATATGGGGCATGTTAATCATAGCGTTTATTACGTGGTATCTCCGCTGTTTATACATCCTATTCTTCGAATGCCGCTCGTTTGAAGAGTATTTTTCAGAGGCTTATGAAAGTTCTGAACCATTTTTCTTAGTAACATTTATTGGTTTTATTTGTGTAGCAGCTTTTATTCTTCACTATGTGACAAATCTGTAAGAGGGCTAAGCGATGAGCGATAAGGCAAAGGTGCCAGACAACCGCGACGCAGCGCTAGAGGCGGCTGAGCAGGCGCTACAGTTCGTGAGCATGTCATGCGCCGCGTGTGTTGGTAACTATATAATCCCTCGCGAGGCCATTGAGAAGGTAGACGCCGCCATCACTCTTATCAAGGAAGCGCGCAATGACTGAACATGAAGGAAACCTGGCCCTGCTGCAATCGAACATGCGCGAGCAATACGAGGCGTTCTGCGCCATGCGTAACGATATCAACGAAATCATCGGCGACATGGAAAGCGCGGAGAGCACCCTGCGCAACGGCCCTGAGATGGCGGCAGAATGCGAGGCCGTGGTCAAGGCCGTGGCCAAATTCCGGGATGGTCTGATCGCGCAGAACATTGCCGCCTTGAATGAAAACACAGCGGCAATGCAATGGCTAGGCTCCGTCATGGTGGATCTGCAGATATTGCTTAGGGAGCGTTGAAATGGCTGAGCATGAAGGAAGGCAGAAGCAATCAGGAGCAACGCCGATGATGAAGCCGCCGAATGTGCCTGAGTGTCGCGCCGCTCGCGATGGTGATTGTATATGGAAAGAATGTCCGCAAGCCAAGGATTACCAGTCGTATTGTCCTTATGCGAAAGCTTGGGAGGAATATTTGGATGCAATCAGGAGCAACGCCGATGACTGACGAACATCTTATCGAGGTGATGGCGCGGGCAACTAATCCTGAATGTTTTGTGGCCGGAACCAATAGCAGGGCATTCCAATTCAACAGAGAGGCCACTAAGAGGCAGGCGCAAGCGGCTCTAGATGCCCTCCGTGCCGCCGGTTATGCCGTGGTGCCGGTGGAACGGGACGAGGATGGCGTGCCGCTATGAAAGTCGCGTCCAGGATTGGTAGATAAGCGGAAATAATACTTGACAGAGGGCGTGCCGCATGCTATACTAGATTTGTAGTCAAAGGTTATGCAATAGGCCACGCAGGAGACTATTTGTGCAAAAACAATCAAAAAATAAACGGGCGACAGAACTTCCTACTTTAAAATTAACCACTTAAAATCGCGTCAGCGAATAGGACAGTTATGTCAGACAAACCGGCTCAAGACAACCGTGTGCTCTCTTATCAGCGCGCAATATCGATAGAACTTTTAAGAAATTGCGGGGGTTTTGCAGTTAAGGCTCCAAAGGGCCAAAAAAATCCTTCAAAGGGCTGGGACCCAAAGACGAATAACAGGCACCAATCGGATGAACTGATAAACGAATTAGCAGTGTCCGACGACAACCTAGGTGTCCACCTACATTCGAATTTGGTGGATGTCGACATCGACTCCGATGCCCCTTACTTAATGGCGGCGCTGGATCGTCTGCTTCCACAGTGTTCCCATATATGGGGAAGACCGAGTAGACCAAAGACACACCGTATATATTCGCTTAAGAGTTTAGAAAGTTTCGATCCAGCTGATTATCCCATCCTGAACACAATCAAGAAAATTGATGAAGCTAAAGTAGAATTAAGAGGCGGACCACAAACCCGTGGAGAGTATTCGATGTTGCCCGGCTCCATCCATCCGGAGGGAGAGCCGTATGAATGGCACAACATATCTGACGCTCGATCGTCTGTATCCGTGACTACCCCGGAGGTGCTGCTGCGTGCCGTCCGACTAGGTGGAGCTATAGCCATCCTAGCTCCCCTGTTCATGGAGGGCGTGCGTAATGATTTAGTAATGGCCCTATCTGGATTTTTACATAAAGCTTACACTATTGGTAAAAGCCTAATAGACGAGGAAAATGCACAAAACGTTTTTTGTATGGATCGGGACGACAGTCTTTTATTTTTAAAAGTATTGATGGAGGTAGCCGAAGACGATCCATCAGACAAAGTGGCTAGAGTTAAGACATTTATAAGAACATGGGATAAAGCCGAAAGGGATGTCCCGGTTACAGGTGGCACTACCATTGCTAAGATAGCTGGTGATGATAGTGTACTTAGAAAACTTTATATATTGCTTACTGACAGCCAAGATATTGCCGCTATTGAGGAATTCACTACTCGATTTTCTATATGGCAGGGTCCCGGTGTTGTTGTTGATATGGATGCGGCAGGAGCTGGTGCTGTTCGCCCATTTATGTCTCGTCAGTCGTTTATAAATAGCTATGGCCATCGGTTCGTTTCGGTCGGCGGCAAAAAACGCTTATTGGCCGATCTACTGTTTCACATGCCATCCACTCTCAGAATAGCGGGCATAACATTCGAACCGGGACAAGATCCCCTAGTGAACACACGCGAAGGGATAAAAGTAAATCAGTGGTGCGGGTGCACAATCGCCCCATGGGAAGGGGCAGTATCTGATGATGATATTTATAAATTCCTTGATTATGTAAAAAATGTTATCTGTGATGGAGACGAAGAAAAATACGATTGGGTTATTGCTTGGATTGCTGACATATTCCAGCATCCGGGAGATAAATGTGGCACCGCTCTGGTTCTGGTAGGGCAACAGGGAGCCGGTAAGTCATTCTTAGGGCATCAGATTATAAATAAAATCATCGGTGCCCAGCACGCCGCAACCACCAATAACGTGGAGTCAATAACGAAGGATTTCAACGTAGCATTTGATAACAAGATTTTTACACAATGTGATGAAGCTACTAACAATCGCCAACGCGGAATAGCTAACAAGCTAAAAGCACTTATTACAGATCCGGAGCGTCGAGTGGAACCGAAGGGTATAGATTCCTATTTCAAGCCAAATCACTCTAGGTTTTGTTTTACATCTAATGACACCGAAGACGCTATGAACATTCGAGACGGCATGGAGGACAGAAGATATACTGTGATAAAGGTGCCACCTTATAAATGTGGCGCTGTGAAACAAAAAGAATATTGGATACCATTCTTAGAGTGGCTTACCACAGAAAACCTGTCTAAAATTCACCGTTGGTTACTAGATTTAAAGTACGACAGAGGGCTTATTCGATCGCCCTTGATGACTGCGGCTAAGACTGAAATGGTGCAACGTAGTTGGGACCCGTTCGATGCGTGGCTGGCGGCGATGGTATCCAGAGAACACCCGATAGCAGAGGAATGTCACGACAATTGGTACGATGCTACAAAAGAGGGAATGAATAAACACATAGATCGTGATGGGTGGCCAGACTATGTAAGCATGACAGCGTTAGTAAAGGATTACACCAGACACGTCAGACTTAATAACTTAAAAAATGCCGATATGTTGAATGAGTACCAGATTATAAATTCATTTATAGTACGTGGCATGTCATTAAATGATGTTATAAGAATTACAGTGAATTCTTACGACGACAGGAAGAACTCGAAAATAATAAAACGCGTCAGGCTATACAGAATGCCTGATTTGGGTATGTTGCTGGCATACATAAATAAAAAATTTGGTGTAAATATGATGTCAGTGATTTCAATGGGTGAAGAAACCCGGATTGATAACGACTACAGTAGTGAGGATTTCTAGATGTCTAGAACAAGGATAACTAAGAGGGCATTCGTAGAGAAGTGGTGGGACGAAGTATTGAAACACAGGCAGCAGTTTCGGTACACGCGGCCAAATCTACAGGTGTATGGCGGCGAGTGGCCCGGTGTACCGTGGAAATCCATAGTGTCATCGGAGGATCTAACCGAAGAGTTTTTGGCTCACGCCAGATCTAAATATCCAGCCGGTTTGTTTAATGACATGAACAAAGTAGGGTTCATGACGATATTTAATATGGTCGCTGGAGACTGTATAACTTACGTTGTGCGGCGAATAAACGGCCAGAAAAAAAGACTAATTAAGTTTAAGGACTATGATCAATGTCTGGATATAAAGTCCCATCAGGGACTAGACAGGGCAGTTGGCGAATAACTAGCGCTGGCGGGTCAAGAAAAAAAGTAAAAGTTGTTTCTCGTAAAGTTCTGACGAAGAAAGAACTGGTGGACCCGATTACCCGTCGCGCAGTAATAGCTATTGGGGCATGGTGGCAGGTAAGATGCGCCGCAGGGCGTCAGTTGTCTAGTTATGCTGACTACAAGGAAGGCTATGACTATAAAGGGCAAGGACCCTGGAAAAAATATGTATCATTAGACGCCATGCATCGAGATTTCATGAAATCTGAGTACGGCTACGAAATAACTCGTACTGTATTTAGAATGTGTTTGGGCAGGATTACCGAGGTTACGTCGCATACTAGATTTGGTACTGTGAGGAACCAGTGGGGGGAAGAATCGCTGCGACCAAGGGTAAGGTTTCTAAGGTTTGATGACCCTCAACAATGCCAGAGATACCTGAGTGATGTGATGCGTAAACTGGAGGAATAAAATGACGTATTATTATTGGACCCAAGACGAGGATGCACGATTGATCGATATGTTAAAAGCAAACATGTCGTGTAGGCACATGGAGGTATTCCTCCCGGGTAGGTCCAGAGGTTCGATAGCTACTCGCATCCACAAACTAGGGCTTAGGGATAAAGTAGCCCTTACGCCGGAGCCAACAACCACTAGTATGACAGAAATTGATGACTATAAATGTAGTCGTAGTAGTAACATTAAGGGGATCATATTGAAGAATATGAACGGAGTGTCTGTAAGTTTGCCGTACGTGGGAGGAACCGAAGGATCAGTGTCTCGCATGTGGAAGTAGGACTTGACACGGGGTGCTGACAGTGGTATAGTAGTTGGGTAGAGACAGAGAGGCGCGGACCTCCAATTCAACCAGAAGAAAAGGGAATAAAAATGAACGACACTGCTGAACAGACCGAGAGCAAGAGCATCATCCCGGACAAGTATAAGGGCAAGTACAAGGGCGCGGAAGACTGGCTCAGCGAGTTCATCACGGAGCAGGCATTCGATCAGGCCGCCGACAAGGAAGGCAAAGCCGTCGGCAAACCGATCCTGAACCTTGAAAAGCTCTTCAATCTCGCCGAAGCCAACAACATCAACTGCAGCGCCTACCGGAAGCAGGCTGATCGGCCTAATGCTCCTGGACGTCTCCGGATGACCATCGGCAACATGCTTCGTTCTCGGGCGAAAAAGCGCCTGGCGCTTTACGACACCAACAAGAAAATTCACAAGGCTCCGGCGGAATTTCTCGGCGACATCACCGAGGCTATCGAAACGATGGACGGCGTCAAGATCGGCGCGGTCAAGAAGGAAGCAGCAGAATAATATCGGCGCGAATGGCCTAGTCTCCTGATAGCGCTGATAGCCCCCGACCTACAACGTGGTAGGTCGGGGGCACCACTACCGAACAGCAAAACAAAAAGGAACACAAAAATGCCGACAATGTTGGATTTAGTTTCGGGACTATCCGAAAAAATCACAGAAATCGAGGCCCTCGCCGAAGTGACTGAAAAAGAGGGCGACGTCTTCCAAACCTGTTCTGCCTTCCAAAAAATCAAAGACGAATACGAGGCGCTAGACTACCAGCGTAAGCGACTCTATGCCGTTAAGGATAAATTCGACAAATTCTTGGTGCCAGCGGTCATCGACAAGTTCGGCATGGATCAAGTTCGGATACCTGAACTTGGTCGCAGCTTCTATCCTGTCATCAAATATTCAGCTTCTATTCTCGACAAATCGCGCGGGTTCGAATGGCTGCGGAGCAACGGTGCCAGTGAACTCATCACCGAGACTGTCAATGCTGGCACGCTGTCGTCCTTCCTCAAGGATTACACGCTGGGGCAGGGCCGCGACGCGCCCGACGACATCTTCAAGTTCTCTTCATATTACACCACTGGTTCGTCCAAATATACGCCGAAAGCGAGGTGATATGTTCAGGAAACAACCAGAGCTATTCCTCAAGAACCCAGCCAGCATGTCGGCTGAAGAAGTCCTAGAGGAAATGAAAGAAACTCTCGACAGGCTGAATATGCTGTGGCCTTACATGTCTAGGCCCTACAGCTTGTGGATCGACTGGGATCACAAACCTCGTCGTATCGTAATGACGGCAGGGATAAAGGTTGATCGTACGATCATCCATCCCTAGGCCGTGATCGGCGTGGCGCTGGCCGTAAAACGCGTTGGTACACAGCAACTGGAGAATAGATGAAATGGCTACGAAGAAGGAAAATGAAGTCGCTGTAGTGGACAGCAAGCCCTCATATCTGACGGCGATGGAAGGTAAGTCGGTGAACTCCGTCGACAATTTCGACAGCACCGACGTCGTAATTCCCCGCGTAAAACTGCTGCAGGGGACGAGTGCCGAATGTGAGACATTCGACAATGCCAAGACTGGTCTGTTTTGGCACACTGGTTTCGACGTGCCACTTGGCAACGAATTGAACTTCGTCGTGTGTTCGCGTAAGAAGAAGTTTATGCTCGTGGCACCACTCGAAGACGGACAGGGCATCCTCGCCCGTGCCGACGACTTCAAGACGTGGGATCGGCTCGGATCTTGGCAGGTCAAGTTGAAGGACCGCAAGGATCTGGTTACGTGGACTATCGATGATCTGAACGTCATTAAGTCTGGCCTCGATCAGTGGGGGACTTATGACCCCGACGACGAAAACTCGCCTCCAGCAGCTACGCTGTTTTACGAATATCTGGTGCTGTTGCCAGATCATCTCGAATTCGGTCCGGCTGTCCTCTCGATCACGCGATCGGCGGTGAAGAAGGCGAAGAAGGGACTGAACGACAAGATCCAGCTCCACCAGAATGCCGGTCGCCCGATGCAGGCCATCGTGTTCCAGGCGAAATCCTTCACCGACAAGAACACTGTCAATCAGGACTTCAAGAACTGGCAGTTCAACGGCAACGGTTTCGCGTCGGAGGCCCTGTATAATCAGGCCAAGGAACTCGAAACAGCCCTGCAGAACTACAAGGTCCAGGACGAGGAAGCGGCGGCAATGGGCGACGAAGATCGCCCGGCACCGGCTTCCAGCAGCGACTTTTAATCACCAGCCAAAGAGGGGACCAATTGGTCCCCTCAATTTTATGGGAATACGTAAATGAGCTTTAAGAATATGTTGTTGGGGTTGCTGTCAGGTATCGTCATTGACAAACCTTCTAGGACACCTGACCCTTACAAGAATTGCGTGTTGCGACGCATGCCCCCGATCATGCACCGAAAGAACCAGAAGGCAAAAGTGGCCACGATACCCGTAGTTCACTACATGGCGGAGTATATTGATACTGGTCGTTACAATGGAAGGGGACGACATGACCACAACAAGTAAAACACCCCCTGATAAACTTCAAGACTTACAAGATAGAGTCCTGAAGTTCAAACTTATGGAACTTCCGGGTCAAATGCGCGTGATGCACATGGGCACGTCATACCTTATAAGAGACCTCATGGAAGAAATCCTGAGACTAAACAAGGAAAAATAAAAATGACGGACGTCGCCACCAAGGCCGAACAAGCCCTGAACATGGTACGAAATGCGAAGGAATTGAGCTATGACACAGAAGGCAGTGGCTTGGACTGGAAGAGAAACTTTCCTATCGGCTATGTCATCGGCACCGACGCCGCCGACATGGTATACGTTCCGACTCGTCATGGCGGCGGTGGCAACCTTCCGGACCCTAACGTAAAAGTTCCAGAGTCAGCGACTGACCCCTACGTCATTCATTGGTTTGAGAAAGCCCTATCAGAGGCGTTCGAGGAACGACGGGTCAAGAAACTTCTTACTATTGGCCACAATCTGAAATTCGACTGTCACTTCTCAGCCAATGTAGGAATTCTGCTCGGCAGGAGTCTAACTTGTACGCAGAATAACGAAGCGCTGCTCGATGAATACGCCCGGTCTTATTCGCTTGATGCCTGTGCACAACGTCGCGGAGTTACGGCGAAACTGGCGCAGGGGATGTATGATCACCTTGGAAGTCTGTTTAATTGCCCACCTACTAAGTCTTCGATGGAGCACTATTGGAGAACATCTGGCAATGATCCAATTGCTGTGGATTATGCCACAGGCGACGGTGTTACGACAATGGAGCTTTTTCAGGCTCAGCGTAAGAAGATTGAGGAAGAAGAACTTAATTCCATTTTTGACATTGAAAATCGACTCATTTGGACGTTGTTTCGTATGGAACGTCGCGGAATACGCGTCGACGTGGAATACCTGAAAAAGCTGCAGCAGAAAATTATAGAACGAGTAGAACAGGCCCAACAGGCACTACCAGAAGACTTTAATGTTCGATCGCCAAACAACGTTAAGGCTTATGTTACAGCAGCTGGGCGCACTGACTGGCCGACGACGCCGAAGGGTAATCCGTCATTTGACGAAAAGTGGCTCAAGACATTCGAAGAAGGGCGACACATCGTAACGGTACGAAAGTGGACCAATCTTAACAATACTTTCGTTACTCCCTTGATTGAGAACCACGTGTACAATGGCCGTGTCCACGCGTCCTTGAACCAGTTGAAGTCCGACGATTACGGCACCCCGGCTCGGCTGTCCTGTTCCCAGCCTAATCTACAACAAATCCCCAAGAGGGATAAAGAGATTGCTAAGTTGTTCCGTTCGGCTTTCCTCCCAGACGAGGGGTATGAATTCGGAGAAGCAGATTATTCGCAGTGTGAACCCCGACTCTTTGCTCATTATTCGAAAGAGCCAGCTTTGCTTAAAGGGTACAATTCTGTACCGTTCAAGGATATGCACGCGGTCGTATCCGAAATGCTTAGTGTGGAACGTGATCCGACAGCTAAGCGCATCAATATGGGCATCTTGACCGGTATGTTTCCGAAGACATTCGCCATGCATATGGGCTGGGATATCGATACGGCCACTGAGAAGTGGAATGAATGGTTCGAGGCATTTCCAAAGGTGCGTGAATTTCAGAATTTGGCCAAAGGGGTTATCAGCAGACGAGGGTATATTAAGACTATCCTCGGTCGTCGCGGAAGGCTGGAGCAACCACGGTTCGCTTACCGCGCCGTATCAAAGATAATTCAGGGGAGCAACGCCGACATACTGAAATACTTCATGTTGGTGTTAGATGAATGGCTCGAAGAAGGCGGTGATATTGTACATCTGCTGATGACAGTACACGATGCTTTCGAGTTTCAGAACCCGGCCACGCCAGAGGGACGCGCCATAGCAGTGGAGATGCTAGACCGCGCCGTAAAGGTACAAAAGCCGCCGTTCAATCTGGCCGTACCCTTTGTACTCGACAGTGGATGGGGTGACAACTGGGCTGAAGCAACCTTCGGAGCAGATAAATGAGCGAATTCATAGGCTATGTTCTGGCTGACACCAACAGAGCTATTTTATTCCAGGATCACTTTTGGCATCTTCCTGACTGGATGCCAAAGTCACAAGTAGATATCATCCGTTACCACGATACACTGGAAGTACAAATAACAGCGTCGGCGTGGATCGTGGGGAAAAAAGGTATGCGCGAATTCACCGAGAGAACACCGGAGGACTTTGAAGATGGTCAAGGAAACTGATCATCAGCTTAAAATCATCCAATCAGCCAAAAAGCAAGGCGGTTATGGCAAAAAATGGTCATCCGCTTACACTGTCGGCGTGCCTGATCTGGTGCTATCGTTCCCTAATATAGGCATATTTCTAATGGAGGTCAAATACGAAAAAGACCTTACAGAAAGATTTGATAGAAAACTGGACATAACGGAAAAGCAGCGCCACGAATTGAAGATGTATCATGAGGCCGGTGGGTTCTGTATACTAGGCGTCATTATGGAATATCGGAAGTTCAAGACGCGCTACTTAGCTATGGCTCCTTGGTATCAGGAGCGACTATCGTCCAATGACATGGACAAATGGTGGGTATCTCCATGGAACCCTGTAAATGGGTTTAACGTGAAGGACTGTGCCTATGCCCTGAAAGGGGTTTACAAAAGATGACCGAACTAGAAGAAGTGCTGAAAGAACGAGGTAGCACTCATGGAGACTTTACTGACTTAGCTCGTTGCTCTCAGCGACTGAAAACAGTAGTCAATGATGAGTTGAGCAGGAGGGGGAGTAGAGGACAACCCGCATTGGCTCTCACACAAAGAGAAGCCCTTGACATGATCCTCCACAAAATCGGCAGGATCATCGCCGGGGACCCTGATTTGGAAGATCACTGGCAAGACATAAGCGGGTATGCAGAAATTACTCGTCAGCGCATCGGCAAAACAAACAAAGGAGAATGATCATGAACAAGGCTGTAGAAATTGGACTCAAGGACTGGTTTACAAAGCCCGGTGCCTATGTCCTAGTCGATGGGCAATACGGGTCCACCGGAAAAGGTGTAATCGCTGCTGCGATGGCCGAATGTTTCGGGGATCGGGTCGATGCAATCGTGTCTAATGCCGGTCCAAATTCGGGTCACACGAGCTACGTCAACGACGAAAAAATTGTACTCAAGCAACTGCCCACATTCGCGGTAGCATCCAAAAAACTGGGCAACATGAAAGCAAACTCGGTGGTATTCCTAAATGCCGGGGCCATCATCGATCGAGACATTTTGGAATTAGAAATAGAAGAACATTTTGGTAACGTTCGAAACGTACTGATACACCCGTTCGCAGCACGTATCAGTTCGGGTGACAAAAATGCCGATAAGGTTAATGTCGGTGCTGTCGCCTCTACGGGTCAGGGCGTGGGTCCCGCTATGATCAATAAACTGCAGCGTCGTGCTGACGCAGTGATAGGCACTAGTGTATCAATAAACGCTGATTGTGCCACTTCTGGCGCTTCTTTGGCACATTCGCTATTGTATAATAGAGTGTGTTTTTTCGAAGTCTCGCAGGGTTTCAGTCTTGGCATCAACTCAGGGTTTTACCCCTATTGCACTTCTCGGGAATGCACAGTATCGCAGGCACTGTCTGATGCTTCGATGTCTCCCAGGGCATTCCAAAAATCCATTTTGTCTGTACGGTCCTATCCGATCCGTGTAGGCAATACCGAAACCGGTTATTCTGGGCCATGTTACTTGGACCAGAAAGAAATCACGTGGGAAGAATTGGGCATAGAACCCGAATACACTACCGTGACAAAACGAGTTCGTCGGGTGTTCACTTGGTCAGACGAGCAATTTCGGCAGGCAGTACGCGCCAATTCTCCTGATGTTATCTTCCTCAACTTCATGAACTACGTGAAGGAAAGGGAGCGTGGCGTGTTTATTCGTAATATGCTCGATCAGTACCGCCTCGTAATGGATAAAAACCCAGAGGCGATCATACTTGGATATGGTCCTAAGTCGCAAGATCTCGCGGTGATACATCAAATGGACCATGTGCTATAATGGATAACGACACCGCCATTCGTAGTTTCAACGAATACAAGACTATCGCGGACGAGTTGGTCCTTAGTGAGCGCCACCTAATGTCGCATGAAGTTATTCGAATGTTCGAACGTGACGTGCGACAGATTTCTAATCCCACAACGAAAATCATGATGTATTCGATGTTTTTACGGTGGCTAAAGGAAGAAATACTAACCGGGAGACTGTAGTATGAAAATCTACATTCCAGAGGACATCATACATCTTGAGAACGAAATTAAGACATTCGTGGATGCTATGATATACAAATTAAATAAGAATGCCCATAAAGGCAAATGGGAGAATTTAAATTTAAGTCAGCTACGAAAACTACTGCAAGAAGAAATAGATGAACTTGACAAAGCCATATCCGATGGCAATGCTGTAGAAATATTACTAGAGCTATCGGATATCAGCAATTTTGCAATGATGATTGCGAATGTAGCCATCAGGGATGCTTCAGAAAATGGGGGCAAATAATATGGACCCCCAAAGAATGAGAAGACTTCGGCGGTTGTCCTGTGTCCCAAGGTGGACCATTATTCCAACTATACGTAAGCAAAACGTCGCGGAGCACTGTTTCCACGTGGGCTGGATATCCCTCACTCTGGCCCGTGCCACTGGTGCCATACAGGCCGGGAAAGTGGCTACGGGGGATCTGTTGCTAACCGCCATGGAACATGACGACGAAGAGGCGATCACGGGCGACGTCCCATCAGTAGCAAAAAGTACTGATATCAAAGCTGCTTTGATAAGCTCGAAAGAAAAATACAAACTGGGCAGCGGATGTAAGGACCTTGAGATACTGAACCTCATCAAGGCAGCGGACCTGTTAGAAGCTTTGCTGTTTATAATCGAAGAAGAATGGATGGGCAACAAGTCACTGGTAACCATCAAAATGGACATCATATCCAATTTTGGTAGAGCGTGGGAAAAAGTAAATTGGTATAACAGCATACCAAAAATGGGCGCTGCAGAAGTGCTTGTACAATTTACCGACTCAATGCACCCGGTCATTCATCCAGGCATGGAGTATACTAATGAAGACTGAATACGAGGGGGTGGATTGGCTGCTAATAGGAGAGCCGCGTCCGGCGCAGCTAGAGGCGCTGGCGCGCTCCTATACCGGGTATGCCTACAGAGACGCACGGGATGCCCTCCCCGTGCCACGACGGCTACCCCACGCAGGCCAGCCAGCTGCTGGCTGGGGACATATGATGGAAATGCGGGTCGGCAAAACGCCAACACTACTTAATGAATTTATGCTTTTCAAACGGGACTTTGGCCTGAATAAGGCGTTCGTACTATCGCCAAATAAATATAAGAACACTTGGGGTTTAGAGGCCGCACGCTTCGGGATAGACGTCCCTATATTCGTATTCGAAAGTACTCGAAAGAGAGACTTTGCTATTTTTATGAATTCTACTAATGAAGGCATGGTTTTTGTTAATTATGAGGCACTAATTCAAAAAGATAACGTCGAGCTATTTTCACAGTGGATCGACGATCGGACTTATATGGGGGCAGACGAGTCAGTATTAATAAAAAATAAGGAGTCATTGTTTTTTATCAATGGTTTTGAACTAAGCAAACAAGCTGCAGTGACGCGCCCTATGACCGGTAAACCTACGCCACAGGGCGTGGCTGACTTGTATTCACAGTTAAGATTTGCTCGTAAGTTAGACGGCGTGGACTTCTACCAGTTCCGTAATACTTATGCTATCATGGGTGGTTTTAAAGGAAGACAAATCACAGGAATTAAAAATGAAGAAAGATTACATAAACTAATTTTCAATTCAACTTTCTTTGCACGTCGAGCAGACTGGGGCACGTCTATTGAGTCCGATTATGAACAAATAGAACTGGAAATGACGCAAAAACAAATAAAAGCCTATAAAGAGATGGAAGAAGAATTTATGACGTGGTTGGACAGTGGTGCTGTCGTGACGGTAGATCAAGTAATCACGAAGCATATGAAGCTCCAGCAGATTTCTTCGGGGTTCATCTATGATGAATACAGAGACGTCAATGACATCTGCCCATTCGAGAAGACACCGAAATTTATCGACCTGAAAGATCGACTAGATAATTATATCACTGGTAAGACTATAATCATAGCCCATTACGCGCCTACCATCGATTACCTCACGAGGGCGCTAAAAAAGTTTAATCCCGCCGTGATACGGGGCGAGAAGCACATGAAGAAAGAAGGGAGGACAGCAGACGAAGAGAAGCTTCGTTTCAATGAAGACCCGGCATGCTCGGTGATGATAGGTCAATCTAAAGCAATTAAATTTGGTCATACACTTATGGGCACCAAGAAAGACCCGTGCCTAACCACTATATATTTCGAGAATAGTTATTCGCTAGACGACCGCGCCCAATCCGAAGAAAGAAATCAGGGCGAAGGACAAATGGCCGCCATTAATATCGTAGATTACTGGTCAAGTCCAGTAGAGCGCCGCATCATCGACGCTCTACAATACAAAGAAGAAATAGCCGCAAAGATTATGGGCTATTATAAGAGGACTGACTGACAGCCTCCCTTAATTCTTCTACAGACCGCATCAAATCGGCATCCCGTTCCGCCCATCCCTTATTTTTCGTCGCGCAAATGGCGAGGGCGGAGCGATGTCTAATAGCATCTTTACCCTTATCCCCCGTCAGGCGTGGATTTGGGCATGGGGTCAGAAGGTCTGCTGATGGCGGCGGGGGTGGAGGCGGGAGGTTTACCATTGACCTTGATGTTGAGCATGCTACGAGTATAAGCATCATCAGCAGGACAGGAAGAAGCAGTACCGTTGGCGATGAGGGTTTCATATTCTTCCACCTTCTGCTGTAATATTTCGTTTTCGGCTGCTCTTTCCAAGGCACGCTGAAGCTCACGTCGCGCAATTAATTCTGCTTCTTCACGCTGTTTAGCTTGAATGGCTACAACCTCGCGCAATCTTTCGATTTCTCGGGTTTCTTTGTAATTGTTTCTTCCTTCGGTCCACCCGAATGAATACAAGGATGCGCCGATACACACCATTATAATGACTTCGCCAAGCCAGCCTGGTATTCGTCTTAGTCGAATAGCCAGCCAAGTGCCACCGGCCAACAACAAGCCAGCGTAAGCTACGAATACCCACCATCCCGCTTGGAAGTACTCGATTATATAATTCATTTCAGCCCCGCCAGACAAATTTCAAGCTCGCCAATCCTGCTGCTGTCGCCGATTTCTCGCCGGAGCTTCAAGCCCCTTATTTCTTGTCCGTTCGACCTGTTGTACCAAGTCATGGCGTAACAACTCCCAATAAAATCATTGACGCGGGCGCGCTTGGCTGCAGTAGATCGGCATACGGCACCAACCCCCACATTCCATGACAGATCTAAAATAGCCGCCTGCCACGACATGGGATTTTTGTCAAAACCCACGATGCACTTAGTAAGTGGCCTATGAAAATCGTTTTCCAGTCTTGTGTAAGTATTTCTATTACATTCTTCGTCTGTCATCGTCATACCGGGCTTGACGCCCTTTGTTTCACCAGAACATATGGTCCACACCTTACCGATAGCGTCCCAATATGCTTTGTTCTCCGTTCCCTCCCAAGGGATAACGAGGTATGTAGCAGTCATGGCTATCAGGCCCATGCCAGATGCAAGGGCTGCTGTCGCCCTTTTACTGGGTTTTCCTACTTTGATTGGCATTGTTACATATCCTTCTGTGCCAGATGTCGGGACACTAAACCGACTACTCCACAAGTAGCTGATAGAAGACCGAAGGCATATTGGGGTATCGGTAAATAGTATTCAAAGTATGGTAAAAACATCTCCAAAAACGTAAATATTATCGACATTGCCCACCAACGTACGCTCCACGCCTTAGTTAAGACTTGCTTCCAATTGTATACTAATTTCATTTGTCATCACCCTAGTAACCGGATGGTGGGATATAAAGACAAATAATGTCTTTAGTGTTTGGACTTTGACAAATATGATAACGCGAGTCAGAAGGATCAAGGGTGTTTCGTATCCTCTTATCCGAAAAAGGAACGACGTGGCCACGAACTTCATACCCGAATGAAGTGACTTTTACCTCCGAGGCTATAGCAGGCTGGCAATCGTGCAACGAACAACACCGCATTTCATACCAATGACTGGAGCTATTCGGGTCATGTTGAACGCCCTGAGCCAGGAGGGTATTTATCACGATTAAATATATTACAATCGTGATAAGTATTGTAATACACATCTGCCTCACGGACATTATTGTTTACCCTCTTTTTCTAATGTGGCGTCTTGCAGCTTCTTTATGGCATTCATATTATCCCTAATTTTCCCTTCTAGTGCATTGTTCTGATATATAAATTGTCGAAGGTCACTTTGCAGACCAGTGTTCCGTTCAACTACGGCATCAAATTTCATCTCAATAACCTGGAGACGGTCATCTTGACGTTTCTGCCAGTCATTAATGGACGTTATTGAGTTCTGTAAGTTTGTCGCCCATACCCCGGCCAAAAACATTTGACCGAGGAGTAACATGAAGATTGGCAAAGGTATCCGCCAATCAATGCTCATATGATCCTGCGGCAGGTCAACTCTGTTCTTAATACTAGGCGTAGTCATAATTTAGCCTCCCAGTTTAATTACTCCCTATCACTAATAAAAATTACTATACACAGGAGTAAATTAATAACAAACTACTTGACAGTAGCCATCTTGTCCAAATCTCGCGGCAGTAGATGCACCAGAATTAAGTGCTCTATTACCACCGCCGCCCCGATTGGTTATACTGTTAGCGCCCCAACCACTAACACCTGCATTAGCGGATAAATTGGACGCGAAATTACTTGCAGTGCCATTGGTAGTGGACGAAGCACCACCTGGACCAGCAATAGTGGTATCGCCCGGAACGTTTGTCGAGAAAGCCTGGGCAGAAGTATTAGTAGTACCTGATTTACCGCCCGACTCAACGTTTATGGGATACACTCCAGAAGCGAAACTAGGGGGATCAGGTGGAGCAGTAAAGTCTTCACCTGCACCAGTCGTTCCACCTAAGCCACCTGGACAAGTGAGCCACGCTCCGAATGTACTATCTCCGCCGTCTTCGCCCGTACCAGTGGCAGTATCGTTGCCACCAGCACCGATAGTTACACTTTCAGAATTACCCAAACTCGTGAACGGTATCCGAACTACGGCAGCCGAACCCCCACTGCCCCCTCTAACCTCAGTGTCAGCTGTAGCACTTGTAGCGCCTTCTCCACCGCCACCTATCATGAGCACTTCAGCCCATTTATAAGTACCAGCTGGTTTAGACCAAGTACCACTGGAAGTAAATTCTTGGACATCAATAGAGCCAAGCCCAGAACCCGCAGTTAGAATAGACACGATACGAAGCTGCGTGCCATCGTCGAGCAGTTCCACCAAATAATCAGTGGCAAATTCACCACCTACAAGTGCTGTCCCATCTGGATTGACGATGGCACGAGATGAAAGGCCGTCAATCTCTATGGTAACTGCAGAGTCATTTGCCTCGATCGGGTACAATATGTGTCGTTGTCCGGCCTGATACGAAGCAATTGCTGTTTCAGAAGTGGCGACGAGAGCATTGGCAGTGGAACCACCCGTGCCAGTATCCAGCGTCAGAATAGCTGGAGTATTGTTCAGTGCCCAAGCAGCATATTCTTGAACCTTGTCGAATACTGCCTCGCCGTCAGCGGGCGTCGGATCTGTAGTTTTAGTAGGAAATCTGCGGCGCTGCGTCATGAATGTAACTCCGGTGCTTCATCGACCAAGGTTAAGGTGGCTGTTAGGTCATTGCCAGGCTTAATTTCTGTGACTATCATTCGTCTATATATCAATTCGGATTTTCCTATGACAACTAAATCACCTACCGCCACTTGGGCACTGTCATCATAAGGAGTGTCCAGAGTGTAGGTAGTATCTGAACTAGTGACAACACCCATTGAGAGAATATCTCCAACAGAAGTACGAACAACAGCACTATAAATTATGCCCTGCGACCAGATGTCCTCGACTGCCCAGACATCAGTAACATCGTAAACACTGTCACTGGAACTTAGAGTGGCACTCGTGTCTAGCTCTAATGAAACAATATCACCCGAAGACCTAGTTATGGATTTTATTCTGCCCCATACGGCTTGTTCTACCAATTCATCTGTGGTTACGCCAACTAGACTTCCGCGCTGACACACCAAATTTTCGATGTCTGCGGTAAACGAATACGCAGTGTTCCTCAAACGGAGTTGGCGAAGGTCGAATATAGCACGAGCTTCAACTTGAGCTTGATCTGTGATAGTATCATAAGTAATCGACTCAATGAGGCTGGTTTCACCGGGCGGGACATCCGGATGATTTACAAGTATCTGTCTTGTAGTCCAATCATCATCGGAGTCTACGAACGTGACGCGATAGGCATCAGGGACATCATTAAATGTTTTACGCCAAGCAAAATTCTTGGCATTGCGGGGAGAGAAGACTTGTACCGGTACTTCAGATGTCCTATCATTATCTACAATGACGCCATAAGTGTCTGATCTAGTCGGCCTAGCATAAGCAGTAGAGGCTATAGCAGTGAGAACTTCACCTATAGAAGAGCCATCAATAACTACTGAAATTTCCAAATTGTTGGCAATACAGTAGTTTCTCCACGCAAGCAAACCAGCATCGTCTATTTCAGACGTAGGCATTCGCTTTTTAGATACAGTGAGGTTCCCCACCATGACATCTCTAAAGTGGGGAGCAGGATTTGACGTGGCCACCATATTTGACCAGTCTTCACCGTTCCAATCCCCCACATATCTTGCAGCTTCCACAGACACATCTTCAACAGTAACATTCTTGCCAACGATAGCAATAGCAGCGAGGCCCTTCTTTTTTATCATGTCTTGTTCGTATACAGACGAAACACGAGTAATCGTCAAGTCATACGAAACGTTGTCTAGGCTTTTCGGAAGGGTCCCAGACCCTTTATACCAGAAGAAGTCTGTTACTACACTACTGTATTGATAATTCGAAGTATTAAAGCTAGCTTTATTATATAAGGCCCCCATTTTTATTTCGATCTCATACTGACCGCCACGGGGAAAAGTTGCTTCATCCAAATAAATTTCTACCCTGTCCGAAAATAAAGAACAGTTCTGAGTAACTTCCAAACCACTAGAACCGAAACGAGCGTCTGCAGTCCACGTGTCAGTGGTCGGCGATGTTTGACCGGTGGCCTCCCTGAAAGCAAAGTACGGCCCATTACGGGTGGGAGGAGTAGGAGGAGTAGTAGAAGCCTCCTGCCATATAAGCTTCAGTTGTTTCCGGTATGTCCGAATGGACTGGCCAGTAAAGTGTATTTCAGGGAGGTTAGTCCACGTTGTGGTACCCTTCCTTCGCATACGAAGACGAATAGGAACCGCTACATCGGTGTCCGGGTTCTCACCATCAACTAACCCTTGCCCCCACGATAGAGCTAGCCATATTTCATCAGGGTTCGATGTCGACACGAAACGTTGCCACTGCGGAAGACTGCTGTCATCGTTGATATCGTCTACAGTATTAGGGAGTTCAGGATCAACAATATGCTTTATCAATTCCGCATTCGGATTTTGAGTGTCGGCATAACGACGAATTATAAACACAACGTCGTCGTTGTCAAAGCCCTCTCTAGTTTCATAAGTTATACCATTAAAATCAGCGATATCGACGCCGCCAATTTTAATGTTTTCTAGGCTGTGAGGTCCATTTAATACATACAACGCCTCAATTATTTCATCATTTCCAACTATTTCAACCAAGGGCTGACAAGCAAAAGGAGGGTATACGAAACGACGACCAAGAACGATAGGGATCGGCCCATCTGGTTGTAGAATGTTGCCATTAGCAAAAGCTGATCCTAGTTCTGCATCCCCCTCATTCTTGTCTAAGCCCCTAGCTTGAATAGCAGGTGGAGGCGAAAGAGCAGACGCTGCTAAGGCGGCGGCAGAAGTACCAGCCAGCAATACGGCACCAGATACTAATCGGAACCCGGCAGTACCAGCTTGGAAGAACAGACCGGCCACGAAGGGGGCAGCGAAGGACGCTATGGCAAGGATGGCGATAGAAGCTACTGCTGCTATAATATTTTTACCGCCACCGCCGCCACCTAATAGGGGTAATCCTATGGTGACAGCAACCGGAGTATTGCCATTTGCTTTTACTTTTACATGTTTCCACATGCTGTAGGGGACCGGGCAGCTGTTCACGTGGACCAGCGCCAGAGACCGTATAGCTTCCGGGATGACGTCAACAGGGACCGCATCGACTATTTCTTTGACAGTCTTCCCCTCGCACATCACAGCAGACCATTTCCCGTCATACCCGAAGGGATGGCGGATGGCCGTCACTGAATAGCGTCTATTCACATCAGTAACTCGTGCCGGTGGATAGAGATTATGCGACGTCGTACTGATGGATGTGTTATCGGAACACATGAAATATTCGATCCCTCTTGTATGTGCATAACGATGCCCGGAGTTATAATTATCCCAATATGAACCGGAACTGAGATGGATTTCCCATCTAACGTCAGGATGCCCCGCATTACAACAACATCGAAAGCCCGTTCTTTACCAATATCAATTATATTTTGCCATGGAGGCGAAGCGCCATCTTGTTCTATGCTTTTATTAGTTTCACTGACATCGGCAGCCGATGTACCATGATAAGCTATTAATCTAATACCCTTTTCTGTCTCGTACATTAACTTTATTAGACCCCAACAATTGCAGCCATCGAATTCACAACCGACATTGGAAAACGGTATGGATAGGTACTTGGTTACCCAGCTCATCTTAAGAATAACCCCGGAAGATAGTTGGCCGTAGCACGACGCGAGGGCCAAGGTTCAGTAGTATAATCAGGACCAACAATGTCTCCGGTCACGTCGATAACGTTACCATCAATGTTTACAAGTTCAGTATTCAACCAATCCAATTCAATGACATCAGGATCGGATGCCAGAACTACTGACACTGATAATGTCGGCGCATTGGTAAGAGATCGAATAACTTGACCTATCCTTCGGTCTACATTTTGCACTCTTATTTGAGCACGTGGGGTCTGTTCATCTTCATTAAACAAGATCGCTTCAAATGGAAACCCTATATACGTAAAGCCATTCGAAATAACGTCCTCGGTGTTGTTGGCCAAACGGATTGGGACAGACAAATCATAATGATCTATCTTGAGGAGGACTATAAATACCTCTGTGGTTTCAGAGGCATTAGCAGCACTTATTAAGGCATTGGATACCATTATGGGACTAGCCTCAACTCTATCGTTGCCCTATAAAAACTTACTTGCATATGACGAAATTGAGGAGTATTTACAAACTTGAACGTGTCAGTAACCAAGGTTCTCGGATGCGTCATAGTAAAACTGTCGATGCCATCGGACAAAGTAGTCTTATAAAAGTCATATAACGTTTGAGCCTGAGTACCAGTCAAAAATACATCAAATCGCAACATGGACCCGACCAAAGTCGCCCTGCGGCGTTCCTTAGGAGGACCAATTTCTGGCTCAAAGACAACTTTGTTGTCTACAGGCGTTTCGGTGTAAGTACCTGCTTCAGCGGTAGGCAGGGATACAGGCCAACTGGTCATCTGCCCTTCCTTTGTGGTCTTGCGCCAAATCTACTACTAAGCGTCTGATCGAAACCGCCTCTTGCCATGTCGTCTCGTACTTTGCCGACGATGACATCGACTATTTCTTTACCGGAGCCATCTTTTCTTCTATTTTCTTGTACTTCCTCTTTGCCATAGTTATATACATTTACTTGAGTTCCACCGCCTCCACCAATGCCACCAGCTTGGACACCAAGGTTACCATTGGGCATGCGACTAAGTGGCAATACGCCTTCTGGACCAGCTTCACCCATAAGACCTGCACCATTTGCCATAGGAAATAGAGTGGGTCTGTTGACTACGCCGCCTCTAGCAAAGGCACTTATTTGGCCACCTTGAACGATGCCACCCTGAGCTAAGAAGCCACCCAATATGGTTCCTAGGATGCCACCTTGATTGCCACCAAGGCCACCGGTTCCAACCAAATTAGCTAGAGGTCCTTCTCCTAGTAAAGCAGCCCGAAGAACCACATCTATTAGAGAAGAGGACAATCTAGTGAAGGCATCAGCCAAACTATTGGCACCACTGACGGCACCAAATAACACACTGGAAAGGCCCTGAATAGTGCTCTGGCGCTGTTCCATTTCTTCGAGTTCACGGGTAGCATCAGCGTAAGCGTTTGCCTCTTCATTAATCTGACTAACAAGCTCAGGAGTAAGAGCAATTTTAGCCTCAGAGGCCGCATTAATGAGATCCTGTTGAGTCTGATAACGGGCAGCAGCTTCCGCAGCGAGGCCGAATGTCTGAGCCTCAATCTGGAGCGCCCGTGTTCTTTCCTGCACGGACTGTAGTTCCTTTTGGAACTCGTTTAGCTTAGGCTCGCGACCTTTCTTGGGTTGCCTCTTTTTAAGGGCACCAGTAAGTCTCTCCGTGGCTGCTGCTTCATCGAATATACTGAAAGTACTACTAATTATTCTATTTGCTTTTTCGTCTACGTCGCCTAAATTCTGGGCAGTTTCACCTATGCCACCAAGTGCAGCTTGTATTTCATTCAACAAATTAACGATAGCCCGCAGGCCCTCTTTGCTATTGTCTGCCTCGTCCGACATTTTCCGCAGTTCACTAGCAAAGAAGTCTTCTGGAGCAGCTTGAGCCAATTCTGTTAAACGACCCCGAAGGTCATCTACTTCCAACCCGCCTTCGCGCACCGCAGCAGCAAACACTCTAAGGTCATTTTCGTACTTTGACAAGTCGTCCGGGAGCAGCTCAACTGGTATGCCCCTAACCAAATAACTAGCCAAATCCTCTATTTCACCAGCAATGTTTTCTATAGTAGACTGATACAAAGCCTCCGTAGTTTTTAACTGCTGGCTTAATTTATCAGTGTCAGCCACTGTAGAAGCGAAAGTAATATCTGACTCTTCCTTGAGTCGCTTAAGGGCAGCTGCTACTAAGTCATATTTATCGGCAAGTTCGTCAACTATCTCTGACTGCTTCTCAAGTGCTTTTTCTACGTCAAAGCTCTCAGAAATAGTGCTATACAAAAACGAAACACCACCAGCCAAACCGGCAACCGCTAGCACGGACAGATTGATGGGATTTAGAAGAAATGTGCCGATGCCAGATCCGATAGCTTTAATAGCTGCTTTAAGGCCCGTTCCAGACTGAAATATCTGGGCAACCTGCAAGCCCTGTTGAGCTAACACAGTGAATGGCGACTGACCGGTAGACAGACCAAGGGCGACGTCGTTCAACTGGAATTGCAAATTCTGTAATTGCAAGGCATTTAACTGAATAGCACGACTTGAATTAAGCGCCTGAACGCCGAAGGCTTCAGTGGCCCCTTTTGCTCGTTTAGCGCTGTCAGCTACCCTCTGATTAGCAGTATGAAATTTGGTAAGTGCCGCTTCACCCTTGATAAGGCCAGAGGTATCGACAGAATAACCAAGAGCAGCAATGTCAACCATTTATTTCCCCTTGGCATTGGTAATTTGTAAGTACATACTGTCCAGGTTTTTTATCACACGAATTTCCCAAGGCACGACATCGATGCGCAACAATCGCACCCATGCGTCTATTTCAGTATACGAGATTGGATTTAGCCCGAACCCATTAGAAGTTCTAGCAGCACTTAGTTCACAATACCAATTCCACACGTGAACCATTTCGAACGGTGGTGGAGCCGGATGTAATTCTGGAACATATTGGCCCTGCTTTTCAGCTTGCCTTAGATGGTCCCGTACTGGAATTCCGTTTTCCAGTACGGATAGAGCGAATTCGGCCTCAGCATAGCGTTCCAGTTCTAAGATGAGGCCGGAATGAAATTTGCTCGTTTCGCATAGAAGGTAGTCGCCTGCTCACGGAGCCAAATTTCATTTTTGTATACTTTTCTTACATTTTCTGCGATACACCGGGGATTTTTGTCTCCAGCATATTCTTCGATCGACCATGCGACAGTTGCAACGATCAACACCTCAAGATCGGGATCGAAATCTTCAGAGACTTTCTTCCCAGATTTTCTGGTATCGATTGTCTCTTGAAGCCACGTCCGCCATGCGGCTTGAACCGAAGGATGGTCCTTGCTGAGCATTGTGATAGTTATCGGTTCACCCTTACTATCGGGTATTGGTTCATTAGTGCCCGGATGAAGAATTTGCATTTTTGCTCCATCCGAAGCACCCGCGTTCAGAGACGCAAGATCCATGTTCCACCTTTATGCTTTAGTGATCTGCAGGGCAGTTCCCAACGTAGCATCATACAACGCCACAAATGGGAAGGTGATAAGACGAGCCTGCTCATTTTGGACGGGCTTGTCCGCACCGGTTCCCTTGATCCGGGGGAACCGGAACTCCATGATGTTCCCATCAGGGTCAGTGATATTGACGACGAGAGGAACTTCGTCTTCGGCCAAAAAGCGATTGATCCAAACGCTGTCGACAAATCGTAGGGTCATGGACCCGGTTACTCGCCCGCGACCATATTCGAGCGCAAGAGGAGTAGCCTGTCCTACAACGAAGGCTGGCTGGACAGAGTTGTCGACGGTGAATTCGAGAGCCGAAATAACCGCGATTTCAGACCCAGTTTCTGCTGCATTGTCGTAAACAGCACCATTGAAGCTGTCAAACGGACTGTTCGAAGAAGCAGCAACAGGAGTGCCACCCGAAGAAGAACCAGCCGGGGTGCCGCCGTCAGTGCCAACGAGGCTAAATTCAGCGGTCACCATCTGGTTCGGTGCGATAGAGATCTTCATGGACGTTGCGAGGATGTCCTGAAACATCTGATACTGCGAAATATCCAACTGCCCATCCTCGATGGACAAATACTGTGGTTCGGTGCCGATCTGAACGCTATCAGTTCCAAATGCTTGGAACATAGCAGCTTCAATCAGATCGTCATGATCTCCGTAGCACAACTCGACCAAGATGCTACCCGAAGCAGACCGATTGCCATGACGGAAATCGGCGACCTCGCGGTCCGATCGAATTTCACCGCTCTCAATACTGTCCTTGATAACATTGAGAGAATGAGTGTTGTAACGAGCCACAGTGAAGTTACCAGTGGCGGGAGTGCCAAGAACCGACTGCTTCTTGTACAGAAGCTGGCTGCGGGCACCCTGTGCAGTATTTTGAGTAGTCATAGCGTTATCGCTCCATTTTCAGCGCCGACAATTAGTAAGTTGTCGTGTACAAGAACCATCCGACAGACACTGGAATTCTCATCCATGTAGAGTCTAAGAGCGCCTGTCTACGCTCAGAATACCTTATACGGACCTTGTTTGCGTTCAAAGTCAGCACGGTATCTGCAGTAAATACAGCTTTGATGGCATCAACCATCGTTTCTGCAGCCCCAATACCATCGTTAACCGGGTATACTACCCCCATTTCGAATGTGCCTTCATGCAGTATTAAGTGGTCTGTACCCATGGTAGAAGGACGACTTGATAAAGGCACTAAGACGTAATCCACGAAAGCAGTACCAACAGTCGGGCGGAAAGGCACGGCCTCTGGCGCTATTTCAGGGAGGCCACTTACCGTGGCCAATTGGGCAGCTAGAGCACCCCTTATATCATTATACAATGACATTTATCGCCTCTCAACCAAACGCGCTGCAGTTTGTCTAGCTATATTCGGCGCATCGTTCAGCACAGAACTGACGAAATGCCTACCAGGTTGATTGTACGATCGACCCAATGAGTCCTCACCTACGAAGCCATATTCTACTCGTCTTGCGTAGGGAGCAACATTACCAACATACAATCTCTGACCCTTGGAAAGAGTGTTTGCCACCGAATTCATGCTACCGATCGGATCTGATTGCGCCCCTTCGATGCCACTAGGTGGACCGTTTATAGCAGCATACCAAGAACCAACCAAATTACCAGTTACCACAGGAGTGTTGTGAACCAGCCGCCTATTTACCTCTTGAGCTACCAGACGAGGCAACAAAGTAGTATTATCCTTAGCCTTTCTAATGAACCTTGATATGTCTTGCTCAAAGGTGTCTGGAGTAGCGGGCATCAGCCTACATTCCTTATTTGCAGTACATACGCAAAAGGTGTGCCCTGAACTTCATACGTTTTCACGCGAATAACCGAATAAGTGCCAGAAGAAGGATCGTCCGTATCGCCAGACGGGGTAATAAGATCTCCAGTTTTGGGAATGACAGTCATACCAGACGCCGCCAAAATACAGCGACGATCGTCTGCCATTATTTTCGAACCGTCGACGTCCCTATCCCGATAAGAAAGGAGTAAAGCCTTAACAGTTAAGTCGTTAGTAGAACCGCCAGAATATAAGCCAGTAGCAGCATTATAGGTTCCCTCCACTACTTGAGTGAGTATTACGCTACGACCATACTCGGTCAAGGCGTCGAGGACACTAGCGTTTATTTCAGAGGCGTGTGACATTAAAGCTCAGCCTCGTCATTAGAGTCTTCTTCGATTACTTCGGTTCCAGGATGATCGAATTGGCCTATTCTGAGCCTATTTGGAACCCGGTCATCGTTGTCGCGGACGGCGTCCATTTCGGACTCCGATACACCAGACACGAAAGGCGCACCAAATTGACCTGAAGCCGTCTTTCCAGACCTTCTTAGCCTCGTGGCCAAATTCGAATAAAAAGAAGCGCGATCAGAATAATCGATCTTAAAGCCATCAATGGCCAGCGACTGCGAGCGGGCATACTTACCAGATAAACTGTCGGCCAATTGAGCCGCCGTCTCGAACACATCATTGCTATTCACTGTCAGAAGAGCTTCTATCTCTTCATTAGAGAACAACTGCGAACTGGAGTTTGTATCGCCGATGTAAAGGCGGACTACATCTTTTGAAGCATACAGGCAAGTATCATAAGACCAAGTCATGTTATACCTCTTGAGATATGTTGCCAGGCTTCACCGGAGCGCATTTCATCTAAAGACCATTGCGCATACGCGATATTGTTTGCCCATTGTTGGCGATCAGGTGTAAAGGGGTCAACCAAGTCAAGCAGAGTCTTACCAGTGACCGGCCAGACCATCGACATTTTATCCATTGCGATCGTCGGAACACCTTCTAACACCGCATCAACACCAGAATTTGAACACCACGTAACTACGTGATCGGATCGTGTTAGATCTTCCTCTAGTGTCTTATTCGATACTTCACAGTCAACGTCATAGTCAACATTACGTTTGACGGCTAACGGATGCGGCCTCAATATAGGCTCCATGCCCATCTGGCGCACCGTATTAACAGTTTCTCGACACCATCCTAGATGGTCCATATGCTGGACTGACGTATCCCATGGGACCTGTCCGGAAACCAGGACGACACCCCCTCTGGGATCCCTCCACGGCTTAAGTTCAACTCCTAATTTGTTCCATCGATCAGAGAGCGAATTCGCATTTACAAAATTGGCTCGCCCATTTATACCACCAAATCCGATGGACCAGTATTTGTCTCGTTTGATGAACCCACGCTCAACCACTATCACAGGGCCATCGTGACTGTTCATTAATTCGCCCTTGGCGAAACTTTTCTTGAATGAATATTTAACTAAACCAAAGATCACTAATACGTCGCATTTACGGTATCTAGTGTCATCGGACAATGACGAATTAGGAATACCCGAATGAAAAGCTCTTATTACACTAGCATTGCCGTCATTATATGGAGGATAAAACAGACCAACTTTCATGAGCGCGCCCTAAACACTATCGTACTTCCACCATTCCTGTTATTATCTAATTTAGACTCTGTGCCGTACTTTCCGTGCTGATATAACATTTCATATATTGTCCACCCCGACTGCTTCAACAAATTTGTTATTTCTTCAATAGTGTAATGTTTGAAATGATACTTGTGGCGGACTGGATTAAATGGGATGACATCTTGATTTGGAACTGAACCTATGAGAATAGAGCAGGATTTGCTTAGTTTGCTAAGAAATATCTTAGGATCGCACAGATGCTCTATAGTTTCAAAGGATACTGCAGCATCAGCTTTAATGAATTCAACAAAATTCAAATTAGCGTGATGATACACAGTGGTGGATCTGCCGTAGTGCCTTCTATGAAGGAGCATAGAATATTCATCTACTTCATAAGAATGCACAACACAGCCTGCATCAGACAATATACTAGAGCCATAACCCACACCAGAAGCAGCATCTATGACAGTTTTTCCTTTAAGAAGATTAGCCGCGAACTTATACCTTCTTACGTGGTCTTCTCTTATACCATCAACTGTTTTAGACACTTGTCTTCCATTAATTACTGTCACCGCCATTCATCCTTTATCCATTTCACGCTGCAATTGCTGGGCTTAGTATTGCCAGCAAATATAACTACTGCTGCTGCGTCTGGCTTGGTATCGGGGTGATTAGATATTTCCCTTCGTCCTAGAAAGAAGCCATGAGGGCAGGCGTCTTGAAGTATCCTCGCTTTCGGCGCTAACCTCTCGATAACCCATTGATCCCCATATTTACCAGCACCCTTTGTCCATACATTTCTGTTGCTGATAAAATCACTCCAGATACCATATCCCCAACCAGCCTCAAACGTCATCACACATGAGCCATAGTTACATGGCCAAGTGGGGTGACCAGATAACCTAGTGAAATTAGCACAAATACCGAATGGTTCCTCAATCCTGATCAGGGGCGTTATATCGTCGCATATCACAGTATCAAGATCGAAATATATGGTATAATTGTCCCCACGAATGCCGGGATGAAACAAGCCCATTTTGGCCCACCATCCACCTAAACCCTTCGCAGGAACGTTCTTCACTCCTTCGAATTCTTCCGGTTGATCAGTTAAACAAATGATCTCATGCTCGAATGGGTAGTGCCTTCTCACCATATTTCGTAGGCGTTCAACATACTCGGGTCCATATTTGTTACCAGTCCGGACGCACGCTATAGTAATCATATCGCCCACTCTTCTAGCATCTTACGCCAGATGTGCGAATAAACACCCTTTTCGTATCCTGCCATAGAAGGTATACCATCAGTGAAATGTACGCACTTGGGAGACACTGACGGATCAGAATGACCTACGAGCCAATTCCACTCAACGTTCAGCTCTCCAATATCATCGTCATCCAGCCACTGAAACTGATGCAGGAATAAACCAGTAGCAGTATTTACTACCTCTGGTGTTAATGCTTTACATTTTGGATGCGAGGCATTAAACATTATAAACGATGACCAGTTCTTCCTGAAATAAACGGTTTGTATCTGACCATCCATCTTAGTTTTGTTCTTAGGAAGGTGATTATGCTTAACGACCATAACTGCTTTAGTATCGTCCACTAAGTCCATGAGGCGGCAGAAATTATTAAGCGCCATCATGTCGGCATCAAGAAATAATGCCCATCCTTCTTTAGCAAGGTAAGGGACCAAAAATCTGGAAATAGAGAACTCAGTGGAACAAGGAGCATCTGAAATGACATCCCACAATTTGCCATCTCTAATTTCGTGTGGCCTATCGTATACGCCTTGCTCTATCAGCTCTCTTAATACTAGCCCCCGGATCGAGATTGGAAGGGTAAGAAATCGGCGGATCGAGGTACGGGCTACGGCAAAGGCGTCTGCCTCCCTCGGATCGAAACCTATGTAGATCTGAAACGGCGTCATCTATAGTTGTCCTTGTGAACTCTTTCAGAATGCTATTGGGCGAGGCATTTATTACTTCCACACCAGCTTCTTTAAGCCTTGCAGCAGCAATTGAATACCTCGAAGCCCACTCTCGCCATCTTATAACATTCTGAACTCTGCCTGATTTATATGGCTCCCTATTGGAATGCCATTGCCCATTTATGGGCTGATAGTCAAACCCGAATAGAACTATATGTCTCGCACGCTTAAGAAAAGCAAGATTAATAGCACCAAAACCAGAAGTTCCCCCATTAGATATGGCACCTGTATCTTCGGATAAGACATCACTTCTCGATCGCCTTATTAAATGTACGTTTGCTGGCGGCGGGTGCACCCAAGTCGGTTTAGGAACATCTGGGACAGCCCAATAAACCGGGTATTCTAAACGACCCAGAGCGTCAGACCATTCTCTAAATCTAGGGACATCTAGTCCGAAACCTGCATCAGCCCAAGGGATATCAAACATCCTACCTTTGACAGCCAATACATGGCCCAAACCACGTAGACGCTCGAAATCAAACCCCTCAAGAGAATTCCCGCCACCAACGATGATGACGGGCTTGTCGTTCCACCAAGGCTCACTTAATTTGACGAAATTAATCATCCGAAATCTGAGCCAAAAGTTCCTTGAGGTCCTCACTGTCTGCAGGCAATTCTGCCAT